GGCCCCCGCGAGGGGGCCTTCCGGCGCAGTGCACTATCCTAGCCACCTATGGCAGAAGTAGCAATGCTTCTGTTGTTGGTGGTTACTTTGGGGGAGTACCCCCATGGACCATTAGGAGGCCTCGTTGCCGTGATGCGTATTGATACGTAAAACACGTACTATACGACACCCACTAGGCGTGGGTGTGGAGGTATTAAGGTACTACAGAACGCCGTGTTTTAATGCGGCGTATGTAGAATGGCCTACCGAAAGGTATAGCTATCCTTATACTTCCCTTACGGAGAGTCAGGTAACTGACTCTGAGGTGCATCCTTGGAGATCCCGTAAAGTAGGATCTCACGAGGATATTGGAGGGGACTTCTTCACTCAGAGGAAGTATCCCGTCCTGCGTCCTGTCAACGGCCTTTGGCGCGAAGACAGGTACGTAAACGACTGCATGCGTTCCGAACGTAGGTGGAACGGGCCTATATGGCCCGGTACCGCCCGTTCTGGGACGCCGCCTTATCCACCGGCGATGAACTCGTCGGTGTCCCAGTTAGATCAACTGGGAGCGAAAGCGATAGCAGCCTGTGCACCTGGCAAACCGTCGGTGTCCTTACCGAATACCTTTGGTGAGCTCCTGCGTGATGGTATTCCACATTACGTAGGTGCTACCTTAGAGAGGGTTACCGACCAGGCTCGTAAGAGCCTGACCGGGAAACAAGTTAGCCATTCAGTTGGCGACGAGTTTCTTAACCTTCAATTCGGTTGGACTCCCTTAATGAACGATCTCAAAAAGTTCGTTCAGGGTACGCTCGATGCTTACGAACGCCTCGCTCAGTATGAGCGGGACGCCGGACGTATCGTGCGTAGACGGTTTAGCTTTCCAACGAGAGAAGAGGTCTTGTCAGTGACGGAATCTTCGGTAGGTACCGGGGGCTTTTATGCCCAGCGGAATTTACCGAATCTGTCGCCGGCAGGATCTGATACGACGTGTGTTGTCGTTAGAACTATTGTTCAACGACGTTGGTTCTCAGGAGCGTTTGTCTATTTTCTGCCTTCCGGATATGACTCCCGGAGTGCATTAGATGGACTTGCGCTATACGCCAGGGAAATCCTGGGCCTGGAACTGACTCCAGAGGTTATCTGGAATCTCACGCCGTGGACCTGGGCTGCTGACTGGTTCTCGAATTTTGGCGATGTCTTCTCGACGTTGTCAAGAGTGACTGGTGAGCAGCTTGTTGTGCTGTATGGGTACATGATGGAACATACCATCGTTAAAGATACTCATACAAAGAAGAATCCGAATGATGTTTATGTCGGAACTTCTTCCGGCGTCGGATCTTTTGATCTCATAACTGAGACTAAGATGCGTCGTCGGGCCAACCCTTTTGGTTTTGGACTTTCCTGGTCCGGCTTGTCACCGTACCAGTTGTCCGTTCTTGCAGCTTTGGGTATTACCCGAGGTAGCAAGAAGGGTAGTTGACTGCGTCAATTGCCAAATGGAGGTCGAGAACCGACCTCTAGGAGTGATGCCTATGGCACTAACCGATCCACAAACCGTCACCATTTCGGGGACAACGACTTCGCTCCCACGCGTAAGCGTGGATGAGACGGAGTCGGAATACCTGAGTGCTGACGGCCTGATCAAGCTTCTCGCGTCCCATTCCTATGGGAAGAGGACGCGTCGCTTGGTCCGGATCGACCATGCGAAGATGACGACTGACCCCTTTAGGCCAGCAGATAACGTCAAGGTCGGAATGGCCGTTTACACGGTCTTCGACCTGCCGCCTGCTGGCTATACGGGGGCAGAAGCCTTGGCCGTTTGGACGGGCTTTAACACCCAGCTAACGGCCGCTTCGAATGCGGTCGTCACCAAGATTCTTGGTGGCGAGTCGTAGTGGCGAGAATGATGGTCCGTCGGAGGACAACTCCGGGCTGGAAGGTCCGAAAGTGTCACCGGTGGTCCACCGTTCTGAACATCCTCGGCCAGATGATGGAGCGGAAGTCACGGTTCACCTAAAGGTCGGCTATAAAACCGTCCTCTTGGTAGTCGTGGTTTTCGACTTCATTCATCTGTCCTTGAGGGAGCTGGTTAACTCCAGTTTCGTTGAGCAACTGCTCGTCGGACTTGGAGTCAGCTTGTCGTAAGACATGTTCGTGTCTCGCAAGGGACATTGCTCCATGGTGTCTTGCCGTAAAGGCAATCCTACAACAACGACTCGGGGAACCCCTCGAGAAAGGATGTACCAGTAAAATGGCACTACCAACCTCTAGGGAATACGTTCCCAGAGCACTGAGGGAAGCCATGAGGGCAGTTCGGTTGGCTAACGCCGCCGAAGTTGCCTCAAATGGCTACTCTTCGTTCCGCTATATCATCACCAACCACGTACATGAGGCGTTGGAGGTGGATCGCGAGATCCACATCCTTGACGCCCTGTACGGGGAAGTGATTGACGTGGCGGAGTTGCTGAAAAGGATGCCGGAGGACCTGCGAAAGCGTGTCCTCTACGGCTAGACCTTAGTTGCGAGTGACTAAAAGCGGACTTTAGATGGTGCACCCCCTCCG